CATAGTTTATATAGTTATATAGAATGCTTGAGTTTAACTATATAGCCCTATATAGGAAGAAGCTCAAGCGGTCTATATAGTAAGGAACCAGTTATGGAAAACCCTCAAGCGAGTCTAAAAACTAAAACAACAAAGCGAGGAAGACCCACAAAGGCTTCATTAGTAGAAGCCCGTAAGCAACCTGTAGGAAGACCTAGAGGTGACGCAAGCGCAGTGGAAGAGTTTAAGGCGAGGTTGATGAACAGCCCTAAGAGCCGTAAGGTATTAGACGCTATTTTGGATGCCGCCCTAGATGATGAACATAAGAACCAAGCAGCAGCGTGGAAACTATTGGTTGATAGGATGTTGCCAATGTCCTACTTTGACAAAGATAAGATGGGCAGCTCTCGCCCTTCTGTTAACATTACCATCAATGGCATTGGCGGTGACACCACCATTATTGACGATATTTCAGACGCAGAGGAAACATACAATGGCAACTAACAAAATATACTATGGTAAAGAAGCTATAAAAAAAGTAGAAGAAAAAGAAGGGCGTAAACTTTCTTATGTAGAAAAGCGCGTGGTAGAGGAAGAGGGTTATGTCCCTAGTTTATACAAAGATGGTAAGGGTAATATTACGTTTGGTGTTGGTCAAACGGGTGAGTTTATAAACAAATCTTTTAATGATACTTTTAAAGCCCATCTAAAAAGGTTACGAGCAAAGATACCTTCTTATGATTCTGAAACGGAAGAGGTTAAAGCAGAGTTAATGTCTGCCGAATATCGAGGTGATGTAGGAAAAAACCACAATTGGGTTAAAGAGTTTAACGCAGGTAATCGTTTTTCAGCATCTAAAGAATTTTTAAAAAATAGAGATTACTTACAATCTAAAGACAAAGGCACGGGTGTCCATAAACGAATGGATAAAATTGCGGCTGCACTTTCTTTGCCTGTAAGTGAATCAAAAGTTTATGGCAACGCGCCATTCCCCGGTCTGCAACCTGCTGATGTTAATGCAGGTAATACCTTTGATGTTAATCAAGGTACTCGTTTTAGTCCTAACCCCGGTACACAACGAGCATATGGTAATGCACCATTCCCCGGCTTACAATCGCCACAGCCAGCACCAGTATATAGAGATGAACGTCTAAGCCCTAATCCGGGTACACAACGAGTTTATGGTAATGCGCCAGTTCCGGGTTTACAACAAGTAGAGCCAAGTACCTTTAGCGCTGACTTCTCACCCCCTATTGAGTTTGCTTCTCCCACCACTGGCCTCATTGATAGTAATGGCAACCCTGTACTTGATGGTCAAGGAGAGCCTGTAAGGACAAGATTCTAATGCTACCACTACTTACTACGCTTGCCAAAATAGGCGGCAACTGGTTAGACAATAAACAGAAGATAGCTCAAGCAAAGACGGATGCTGAGATTGTTACCATTAAAGCCACTGCTGACCGTCAGGCATCGGCACAAGACCAGAACTACGATCTTGACCGCCTAGCTATGGAGAATATGTCTAAGAGTTGGAAGGACGAGGTTATCCTTGCAGTCTTCCTAACTCCAATGATAATGGCTTTCATTCCCGGCTTTGAAAGTTATGCCTTAGCTGGTTTTGGTGTTATGGCTCAGATGCCACAGTGGTATCAGTATATCATTATTGGCATGGTTGTCGTCATCTATGGTATGCGCGGTCTTCTTGAAAAAGTATTGGAAAAGAAATTTAAATGAATCTAAGTAAAAATTTTAGCCTCTCTGAGTTAACTAAAAGTGAAACAGCAATTCGCAAAAGCATTGACAACACCCCGTCAAACAAGGCGCTAAACAACCTAACCACCCTGTGCAACATGGTGTTACAAAAGGTGCGTAACTCTCACGGGGCTGTCACCATAACTAGCGGCTACCGCGCACCTGAGCTAAACAAAGCTATTGGTGGGTCTACAACGTCAGACCACTGTAAAGGGTTGGCGGCAGACTTTGAAGTCAAGGGTATGGATAACAAAGAGTTGGGTAAGTGGATTATTGACAACCTTACTTTTAAACAACTCATACTAGAATTCTACACTGAGGGTGATCCTAACAGCGGATGGATACACTGTTCGTTTGAAGAAGGTAATAATTATAACCAAGTGCTACGCGCTGTCAAGGAAGGTAAAAAAACTGTTTACCTAACAAACCTTGAGTGATTTAAATATTAAGCTTCTCCCTTGGCAACAAAAGGTGTGGGCAGATACTACTCGTTTTCATGTAGTAGCGGCAGGTCGTAGAACAGGCAAAAGTAGATTAGCAGCTTACCGCTTAATAGTGGAAGCGTTGCAAAGCGAAAGAGGTCATGTATTCTACGTGGCTCCTACGCAGGGACAAGCTCGTGACATTATGTGGCAAGTCTTGCTTGAGGTAGGACACTCTGTTATTACAGGCAGTCACATTAATAACTTGCAGATTAAACTTGTTAACGGCGCTACAATTAGTCTCAAGGGCGCTGACCGACCAGAAACAATGCGAGGCGTTTCTTTAAAGTTTCTAGTCCTTGATGAGTATGCAGACATGAAGCCAATGGTGTGGGAACAAATCTTACGCCCTGCTTTGGCTGACTTGAAAGGTAAAGCAATGTTCATTGGTACGCCAATGGGACGCAACCACTTCTATGACTTATACCAATACGGCTTAAAAGGCGAGGATGAGACATTTAAGTCATTTCATTTTACTTCTTTCGATAACCCTCTACTTGATCCAAAAGAAATCGAGGCTGCAAAAAAGAGTATGTCATCTTTTAGCTTTCGCCAAGAGTTCATGGCTTCTTTTGAAGCGGCTGGTGGAGAGTTGTTTAAAGAAACTTGGATAAAGTTTGATAAGGAAGAGCCTAAAGAGGGTGACTTCTACATTGCAGTTGACTTGGCAGGTTTTGAGCCTGAAGGCGCTACTGGTGTTAAAAACAGCCGTCTAGACAATACTGCTATAGCTATTGTAAAGGCCAACGAAAAGGGTTGGTGGGTAGCAGAGATTATCTACGGTCGTTGGGACGTAAAAGAAACAGCGAAAAAGATATTTGACGTTGTTAAAAAATACGAACCCATTGCTGTCGGAATTGAGAAAGGTATTGCCAAACAAGCGGTTATGCCTTATATGACGGACATAATGAAGAGGACTCAAACCTTCTTTAGGGTTGATGAGCTTACCCACGGTAATAAAAGAAAGACTGATCGTGTTGTATGGGCGTTGCAAGGACGCTTTGAAAACGGTTATATCACCCTTAACGAAGGTGCTTGGAACAATGAGTTCTTAGACCAACTATTTCAATTCCCAAACAAACTAGTACACGACGACTTACCTGACGCGCTGTCCTACATTGAGCAACTTGCAAAAGTAGCTTATGTTCTGGACTTTGAAGAAGAAGAGTACGAATACTTAGACACAATATCAGGATATTAACATGTCAAACGGATTATACGCAAACATTAACGCCAAGCAAAAACGCATAAAAGCAGGTTCTGGTGAAAAGATGAACAAGGTAGGCTCTAAAGCCGCCCCTTCTAAGGCTGACTTTGTTAAATCGGCTAAGACAGCTAAGAAGAAATAAAACGGCTACAGGCTACAAAGGAACAAGTATGGACAACGATAAAAAGTATATTGACCAAACGGTTGAAGCTTGGGTGATGGATAAAGCAGAGTTATGGCGCGACCACTACAGTGCTAATTACGAACAAAAGTTTGATGAGTATTACCGTCTATGGCGTGGTATTTGGTCAGCAGAGGACAAGACTCGTGACTCAGAGCGTTCACGCCTCATCTCTCCTGCCCTACAGCAAGCCGTGGAGTCGTCTGTTGCTGAGGTGGAAGAGGCTACTTTTGGTCGTGGTAAGTGGTTTGACATCCGCGATGACCGCAAAGATCAAAACAAAGAAGACATTGCCTATTTGCGTGAACAATTGTCTGAAGACTTTCACTTTACCAAGACCCGTAAGGCTGTAGCTGAGTGTATCTTGAACGCTGCCGTCTATGGTACTGCTATTGCGGAGTTAGTTATAGAAGAAGTTAAAGAAATGAAGCCAGCTACGCAGCCCATTATGGACGGGGCGATGCAAGCAGTTGGAGTTAACATTGAAGACAGAGTTGTAGTTAAGCTACGCCCTATCCTTCCCCAGAACTTTCTAATTGACCCTGTGGCTACCTCTATTGAGGATGCTCTGGGCGTAGTAATTGACGAGTTTGTTCCTAAACACCAAGTAGAGATTGGAATTCAAAATGGTATTTATCGCGATGTTGATCTTGAGCTTGCCGACACTGATTCAGACCTTGAAGCAGACAAAGAACTCACTTCTTTTGACGAAGATAAAGTTCGTTTAACCAAATATTACGGCTTAATCCCCAAGCATCTCTATAATATAGCAATTATGGAAGATGATGATGAGGAGGAGTTGTCAAAAACGGTTAAACCTGCTAAAGACGAAGACGAAGAGGAAGAAAAAGGCTATATTGAGGTCATCATTGTTATAGCTAACGGTGACCAGTTGTTAAAGATTGAAGAAAACCCCTACATGATGCAGGATCGCCCTATCGTGGCCTTTCCTTGGGATGTAGTTCCTAGTCGTTTCTGGGGTCGTGGTATCTGTGAAAAGGGCTACAACAGCCAGAAGGCGCTTGATGCTGAGCTTCGCGCTCGTATTGATGCCCTAGCCCTTACCGTGCATCCAATGATCGCTATGGACGCTACACGGATGCCTCGTGGGGCTAAATTAGAAGTTCGTCCGGGTAAAACAATCCTTACTAACGGCAACCCCTCTGAAATCCTACAACCCTTTAAGTTTGGTAACCTAGATCAAGTTACTTTTGCTCAAGCGGGTGAGCTTCAGAAGATGGTTCAAATGGCAACAGGCGCTATTGACGCTGCTGGTATCCCCGGAACTATCAATGGTGATGCTGCCGCAGGTGCTGTTTCCATGTCTATGGGTGCAATCATTAAGCGTCACAAGCGTACCTTGATTAACTTCCAAGAGTCCTTCTTGATCCCTATGATTGAGAAGACAGCATGGCGTTACATGCAGTTCGACCCTGAGAACTACCCTGTTAGTGATTACAAGTTCGTTCCTTCTAGCTCTTTGGGCGTTATCGCTCGTGAGTATGAGGTAACACAGCTGGTGCAACTGTTGCAAACCCTAGGCCAAGACAGCCCATTGTACCCAATGTTGGTTACAGCTGTTATTGACAACATGGGTCTGTCCAACCGTGAAGAGATTATTGCTAAAATGGACGATGTTTCTAAACCAAATCCAGAGGCGCAACAAGCGCAGCAACAACAGCAACAGCTTCAACTTCAAATGGCTCAAGCGCAACTTGAGTTGGTTCAAGCTCAATCTATGGAGGCTCAAGCGAGAGCACAGAAATATTCGGTCGAAGCTCAACTGGAACCTGAGGTCGTTAAGGCCAAACTTGTTGCAGCGCTCTCTACTAACTTACAAGACGGGTCAGGAGATGAGGCTGAGTTTGCACAACGCGCCAAGATTGCTGAGCTTGTCTTAAAAGAGGCAGACATTAAGAGTAATGAGCGTATTGCAGTGATGCAAATGCGGAATAAGAATTAGACAGCCTTAGGGCCGTTAGCACTCCGGGGGTAGTGTGTCGAAAACCCCCAACTTTACAAGAAAACACTTGACAAATTTATAAAAGTGTGGTATAATTGCAACATCTCTCCACATTATGAA